CGCATACTTTGGTATTGAAGGTAGATTATCTTTCATTGAGCATGAACAATCAATGCTTATGCTTGAGGTAGAAGAAAATGATAGTTGGATTGACGATTGGAAACCGCCAGCGTCAGTACAACAAAATATCCAACGAGTTAGAGATATGGAACTTAAAATAAAAGAACTGGAACTTAAACTACCAGCAAAGAAACGTAAGTGAGGAAGACAATAATGAGTTTTAAATTAAGTACACGCAGTCTTGATAAGATGGAAGGTGTAGACAAAAACCTTGTAGCGGTAGTTAAACGTGCTATTGAATTAACTAAGATAGACTTTGGTGTAATCTACGGTATGCGTACCCTAGAAGAGCAAGAGAAATTATTTGCTGCAGGTAAATCGCAGACTATGAAATCTAAGCACCTTATAGGTCGGGCAGTTGACTTGATGGCTTATGTAGACGGTAAGGGTTGCTGGGAACTTAATGTGTACGATGACCTGTGTGACGCAATGAAAGCTGCGGCAAAAGAACAGAGCATTGCTATCAAGTGGGGCGCAGCATGGTCAGAAGGTGACATCTGTACATATGAAGGTACAGCTGAAGACGCAATGATGAAATACATTGACCTTCGCCGCAGTGAGGGTCGCAGACCATTCATTGATGGCCCACACTTTGAATTGATGTAATAGAGGAAGTATTATGGCACGTGAGTTAACGGAACGTCAACAGAAGTTTTTAGCAGTTCTTATGGACGAAGCAGGTGGAGACATCTCTACTGCTAAGATTATGGCGGGTTACTCTGCTAATACATCTAACCTTGAGGTTACTAATAGTCTCAAAGAAGAGATCATAGACGTAACACATAGTTACCTAGCACGTAATGTACCTAAAGCTGCAATGGCTATGGTAGGTGCTTTGTATGATCCAACTGAGTTGGGTATTCGTGATAAGATGGCTGCAGCTAAAGAACTGCTAGATCGTACTGGCCTTGTTAAAACTGAGAAGGTACAGATAGAAGCTAAGGGCGGTGTAATGCTTATGCCAGCTAAGAACCCAACAGAAGAAGAGGAATGTGAATGTGGAAAAAGTATGAGTGCCTGTACTTGCGATGACTAAATCAGTAGGTACATGGAAGTTACCCCAGCCCACAGACTTAAAAGAAGACAACGTATGGGTTCCAATCCCACGTGTAGCAAGAACCATTCCTTTTGGATATGAAATAGACCCAGAAGATAATGGAATACTCTTGCCAATTGCCCACGAACTTGATATGCTTGAGCAAGCACAGAAATACATTAAACAGTATTCATATCGAGAAGTAGCAAACTGGCTTACTAGAAATACAGGTAGGTCAATATCACACGTAGGATTAAGGAAGCGGTTAGACAATGAGCGACAAAGAAAAAACAAAGCTGGAAGCCTTCGCAGATGGGCAGAGTATGCCAAAAAGGCAATCGCCAAGGCGGAAGAAATCGAACGCACAAGGATCGGTGCAAAGCAAGAAGAAGACAACAGCAGCAAAGAAGAAGAAGACAGAGCAGCCTAGTCCTACAGTACTATTAGATCAGTTCACAAATAAGATTGAAGAAGACCATAACATTATCTTTAAGCCTAACTTTGGGCCACAGACGGACTTCTTAGCAGCAAGTGAACGTGAGGTGCTCTACGGTGGCTCTGCAGGGGGTGGAAAGAGCTACGCAATGTTAGCTGACCCTTTACGCTTTATGGACGTTCCAGCCTTCGCAGGTGTCCTCCTACGGCATACTACGGAAGAACTAAGGGAACTGATTACTAAGTCACAGGAAATGTACCCAAAGATTTGGCCCGGTATTAAGTGGTCAGAACGTAAGATGACATGGACTGCACCATCAGGCGCTACACTCTGGTTAAGCTACTTAGACAAAGACCAAGACGTTACCAGATACCAAGGTTTAGCATTTAGCTGGATAGGATTTGATGAGTTAACTCAATGGGCTACACCCTTCGCTTGGAATTATATGAGGAGTCGTTTGAGATCGGCAGACCCTAACTTACCTCTCTGTATGAGAGCTACTACAAACCCCGGAGGAAGGGGTCACCACTGGGTTAAGAAGATGTTTATTGATCCAGCGCCTGCAGGTAACTCCTTTATAGCTACTGATATAGAGTCCGGTGAAGAGTTAAGATACCCACCTAAACATGCTAAAGCAGGCAAGGCATTATTTAAACGTAGGTTTATACCTGCCCGTCTATCCGACAACCCCTACCTAGCGGAGCAAGGTGATTACGAAGCAATGCTTTTGTCCCTGCCAGAGCAACAACGTAGGCAACTACTTGACGGGGATTGGGACATTAAAGAAGGCGCAGCCTTTACAGAGTTTGATAGACACATACACGTAGTTGATCCGTTCGACATACCAAATAACTGGGTTAAGTTTAGGGCTTGTGACTACGGATATGGAAGTGCCTCTGGTGTAGTATGGTTTGCAGTTACTCCAAGTGAACAGTTAATTGTTTATAGGGAGCTATACGTAAGTAAAGTACTTGCCGCTGACTTAGCTGAAATGGTACTAGAAGCAGAATCCGGTGATGGTAGTATTAGATATGGCGTTCTTGATAGTTCTTTGTGGCATAAACGTGGTGATACTGGTCCTTCTCTGGCAGAACAAATGATACAAAAGGGTTGCCGTTGGCGTCCATCAGATCGTTCTAAAGGCTCTCGTGTATCAGGTAAGAACGAAATACACAGACGCTTACAGGTAGATGAGTTTACAGAAGAACCAAGACTTATCTTTTTTAATACATGTACTAATATGATTTCACAATTACCTGCGTTACCCATAGACAAAAGAAATCCAGAAGACATTGACACACACGCAGAAGACCACTTGTATGATGCACTAAGGTATGGTATCATGTCAAGACCAAGATTTAGTGTGTTTGATTTTGATACGCAAAGCAGTCAGTCAAATGGTATGCGAGTAGCAGATGCTACCTTTGGTTATTAAGGAAAATTAAATGGCAGAAGAAAACGAAGGTTTTATTGAGGATGACTCTATCGCTTTAGAAGATAGTGAAAACTCTGTTGTAGAGGATGCTGACTCTAATAAAATTATTCCTTTCATTATGGAAAAGTACAAACGTGCAGATGATTATCGTCAGCAAGATGAAGAGCGTTGGCTACGAGCGTATCGTAACTGACAGGGCTTGTACAGTCCAGACGTTCAATTTACAGAGGCTGAGAAGTCTCGTGTATTTATTAAAGTAACTAAAACAAAAACTCTTGCTGCCTATGGGCAGATTGTTGACGTTTTATTTGCAGCACAAAAGTTTCCCCTTACGGTAGACCCAACGGAACTCCCAGAGGGAGTAGTTGCAGACGTAAGCTTTGATCCAGCAGAGCCTGAACAGTTACGTAAGTCAGGCATGGATGAGCCAGTTAACCCATACGGCTTTAAAGGTGACGGTAAAGAATTACCCGCTGGAGCCACAGCTAAAACTTTGGCAGAAAGCTTAGGCCCACTTAAAGATAAGTTTGAGGGTATTGAGGGTGTTCGTGAAGGTGTAGGTAAAACTCCTACAGCAATTACCTTTAGTCCAGCACTTATTGCAGCTAAGATGATGCAGAAAAAGATACACGATCAGTTAGAAGAGTCGAGTGCCAGTAAGCATCTACGTAGTACAGCCTTTGAGATGGCACTGTTTGGCACTGGCGTAATGAAGGGTCCATTTGCAGTAGATAAAGAGTACCCTAATTGGGATGAAGACGGTGAGTATTCACCTACTATTAAAACTATCCCACAAGTATCACATGTATCTGTTTGGAATTTTTACCCTGATCCAGACGCTAATAACATGGACGAAGCTCAGTTCGTTATTGAGCGACACAAAATGTCACGAACACAGTTGCGTGGCTTGAAGCGGCGTCCTTTCTTTCGTTCTAATGTAATTGATGAAGCTGTTAATCTTGGTGAAAATTATAATAAAGAACACTGGGAAGATGATTTATCAGATTACGCACCGGAGCATGGCATTGAACGCTATGAAGTACTAGAGTATTGGGGCATGGTAGATGTCGAAATGCTAGTAGACCAAGGCGTAGATATTCCCAAAGAACTAAATGAGCTAGACGAACTACAGGCTAACGTGTGGATTTGTAACGGTAAGCTATTGCGTATGGTTATGAACCCGTTTAAACCTGCTACTATTCCTTACATGGCTGCGCCTTATGAGCTT